CATCAGGCACAGCAGGAAACGCCATTACTTGGACTCAGGCAATGACTCTGGATGCTAGTGGTCGACTTGGGCTTGGAGTAACAACCGTTGGCAGTATTATTGAAGCGCAAGATGCCACAGGTGCAACACGGATAACTGTAAGAAATACCGCTAATGCGGCAGCGGGTGCTGGCGTTAATATGCTTGTTACAAGTGGTGGAACAGTTGTAGGTAACTCTACAATTCGTGTAGACAACGCAGACAATTTCCAAATTTTTAACATTTCTCGTGAAACCGCCCGTATAGACTCAAACGGTAAACTTGGGTTAGGCATGACCCCATCAGGTTCGTATAGCTTGCAAATTTATGGAATTGGAGCATCAGCAGCTGGTTCTGCCCGTATTCGCTTAAACAATTCTTCTACTGGTACTGCTGATGCAGATGGTGGCGGTATTGCTATGGAAGGCGTGGACTTGGTTATTCAGAACTCTGAAAACGGGGTTTGCAAATGGGAAATTAATGGCTCAGAACGTGCCCGTATAACGTCAGGCGGTGACTTGTTGGTGGGGACTACAAGCACTGCTTTTACTGGAAAAATAGTTGCACTACAAGCAACATCAGCAAGCAATGTAGCTTCAATTTGGAATTCAGCTACTACTGGTGATAATTCTTTTATTGGATTCTATACAGAAGCTGGTGGTACTGGTCGTGGTTCTATTACATATAACAGAGCAGGTGGTTTAGTTGCTTACAACACAACGTCTGACTACCGAGCCAAGGACATCAGCGGCCCTGTCACTGATAGCGGTGCATTGATTGATTCTGTGCCTGTTTATATGGGCAAGATGAAAGGCGCTACACAAGAACGCCCAATGTTCATTGCTCACGAAACACCTGAATACGCACACACTGGTGAAAAAGACGCAGTAGATTCAGATGGAAACCCTGTTTATCAACAAATGGATGCTTCTGCTCTTATCCCTGTGATGTGGGCTGAAATTCAATCACTTCGTAAACGCCTTGCAGACGCTGGCATCTAACTTAAAGGAAAATCATGGCTATTTCTTATAACTGGAACATTTCAACCTTAGACAGAGATGTCGCTACAGGATTTGTTACTACAGCTCACTGGCAATGTAATGCAGTAGATGGAGAGTTCTCTGCTTCTGCCTACTCTACTTGCGGATGGCCTGAAGGAACTCCTACAATCCCTTATGAAGACCTCACACAAGCCACAGTCCTTGGTTGGGTGTGGGAAAGTGTAGATAAAGAGGCTACAGAGGCTTCTTTGGCGGCTCAGATTGCTTTGCTGAAGAATCCTGTAAAAGCGTCTGGCACACCTTGGTAAGAAATAAATGACTTCTTTTTATGTTTATGAACATATCCGTAAAGATACGGGAGAAGTCTTTTATGTTGGAAAAGGCTCTAAAGATAGATTTAAAGTTAAACAAGGTAGAAATCCATATTGGAACAATGTTGTAAATAAATCTAATGGGTTTATTCCAAAAATTCTGATAAATGTTGATAATGAAGAATTGGCATATCTATGTGAATCAGAACGTATTGATCAATTGAAAAGACTTGGATGTTTGTTGACAAACTTAAACGAAGGTGGGGAAGGTAGTTATAAGCCATCTGATGAAACTAGGGCAAAAATGTCAGCTTCTCGTCAAGGAGAAAAGAATCCACGATTTAACATAAATAGCAGAAGACAAAAATACGCAAGAAAAGAGTTTGTTTCTGATGAAATAAAATCTGCAAATATGAAAAAAAATCACTGGTCTAAAACAGGGTCTTATGTTCCTCCAAGTGGTACAAAATATTCAGAAGAAAGAAAGCAAAAATTAAGAGGTTGTAGAGAATCAATTACTGGCGGGAAAAACCCAAAAGCGAAATCAATTTTTTATGACGGCAAGGAATTTTTATGTATCAAAGATTTTGCAAGTTATCTTAATGTTGCTTATAAAACTTTGGTTGTAAAAATAAGAGTAGTCGGAAGAACTGTTTTTACAGTAGAAGACTATGAATCATTAACAAATGGGCGTATAGCCTTTAATTGAAAGATATAAATGAGTAAAAACACAAAAACCTCATTAAAAATCGATGATGTGGAATATTTTTTCGAGGATATGACTCCTGAACAACAAGTACTGGTAAACCATGTGGCAGACCTTGACAGAAAGTTAGCGTCTGCTAAGTTCAATGTTGATCAACTTCAGGTAGGTAGAGATGCTTTCTTTGCCATGCTGAAAGAAAAACTTGATACAGTAACGGACGTAATAGAAAAATGAGTCCAGAACTGCAAAAGTATTATGAGGACAGATTTGATCTGTTTTCTAAACAGGGGTGGATAGATTTAATGCAAGATGTAGACAAAATGCTTGAATCTATGAATAATGTCTCTACCATTTCTGACGAAAAAAGTCTACAATTTCGCAAAGGTGAGATTTCTATGCTAGTTTGGCTACAAACCCTGAAATGGGTTAGTGAAAGAGCATACGAGGACTTAAATGAGAAGAATGTTTGATTTTGCTTGCGAATGCGGGCAGCGCACTGAGGCTCTGGTGATTTATGAGGTCTCCAGTATTCAGTGTGGATGCGGTGGGGTAGCCCATCGTATCGTAAGCGCACCTAACTTTAACCTAGAAGGTTGGTCTGGTCACTTCCCGTCCTCTTATGGGCGGTTTGAGGCTAAACACATTGATAAGTTGAAGGCAGAGCGCAAAGCCAACTCATAAGCGTAAAGCCGAGTTGATTATCCTACAACCATTTTGGCAGGAACAAAAATATGCTGATTGATGATGAAAAAGAGCCGCTAGGCGAACTCGAAGTAGAAGAGTCTAAAACTGAACTTCCTGAGAAATACAGGGCAAAAAGTCTAGAAGAGATAGTACGGATGCACCAAGAGGCTGAAAAGCTCATTGGTAAGCAAGCCCAAGAGGTTGGCGAAGTCCGTAAATTAGCTGATGAGTTGCTCAAGCAGAACCTCGGATCAAAACAACAGCAAGTTGAGGAAGAACCTGAAGTTGATTTTTTTGAGAACCCTCAGAAAGCAGTTCAGAATACGATTGATAGACATCCTGATGTACTTGCGGCTAGACAAGCTGGTCAAGAGTTCAAAAGGATGCAGATTCAGCAGAAGTTAGCGCAGGATCACCCTGATTACTCCCAAGTAGTCAATGATTCCGAGTTCCAAAACTGGGTGAAATCTTCACCTGTACGTTTGGGGCTTTATGCAAAGGCTGATGGTGACTTTGACTATGATTCGGCTAATGAATTGTTGTCTACCTTCAAACAATTGCGTGGTATTAAAGCTAAAGAGTCTGAACAAGCGGGTAACGCACAGAGGACAAAGAGCATGAAAGCCGCACAAGTTGATGTAGGTGGCTCTGGAGAGAGTTCAAAGAGAGTCTATCGAAGGAGTGACCTCATTCGTCTCAAGATGACTGACCCACAGAGATATGAAACATTGAGTGATGAAATCATGCAAGCGTATTCTGAAGGTCGTGTTCGATAATTTAACTTAGGAAATTTAATCATGGCTAATACCGCATTTTCCCCAACAAATAGTGTAACCACTACCTCCGCAGCCGCATTTATTCCAGAGATTTGGAGTGATGAAATTGTTGCCGCCTATAAAAAGAACCTCGTTTTGGCCAATTTGGTCAAAAAGATGTCTTTCAAAGGCAAAAAAGGTGACACTGTTAACATTCCTAGCCCTGCTCGTGGTTCTGCTTCTGCAAAAGCCGCTACTGATGCAGTGACTTTGATCGCTAACAGCGAAACCAACATTCAAGTGTTGATCAACAACCACTATGAGTACTCACGCTTGATCGAAGACATCGTTGAAGTGCAAGCCCTGACATCACTGCGTTCTTTCTACACAGAAGACGCTGGTTATGCTTTGGCTCGTCGTATCGACACCGATCTGGTTCGTTTGGGTCGTGCTTTCAATGGCGCTACAGTTGGTACTGATGACTATGCTACTAGCAACACTACTACCAAAGCCTTTGTTGGCTCTGATGGTACTACTGCTTACAACAGCACATCATCTAACGCTGCCGCTTTGACTGATGCTGCTATTCGTCGCACCATTCAGCGTTTGGACGACAACGACATTCCTATGGATGGTCGTTTCTTCCTGATCCCACCTTCAAGCCGTAACACGCTGATGGGTTTGGCTCGTTACACTGAGCAAGCATTTGTCGGCAATGGCGATGCAATCCGCAATGGTGAAATTGGTCAGCTCTACGGCATGGCTGTTTTCGCTACCTCTAATGCTGATACTGGTGCTGGTAACTCTGGTGCTGATCGTATCTGCTTGATGGGTCATCGTGATGCGATGGTGTTGGTTGAGCAGTTGGGCATCCGTTCACAGACTCAGTACAAGCAAGAGTACCTTGGTACATTGTTTACTGCTGACACTCTGTATGGTGTTAAGGCTCTGCGTACAAACGCTACAAGCTCTGCTTCTAACGCTTCAGCCGCCTTTGCTTTGGCAGTTCCAGCCTAATTGCAGTTGCGCCCCTCATCCTAGTGGTGGGGGGACTTTTTTAACTTAATTAGGAGAATTATTATGGCAGCAGCAACAGCAGTTGTTTCCCGTAGGGGCAACGACCAGTTCCGTGGTCTTTTTACAGACACTTGGGATGTTTCTTGTACTCTAGATAGCGCATCAATAGCAACTACTGCTACCGCTACAGATACAGTTACAGTACCAGGCGTTGCATTGGGTGATATGGTTCTCGGTATGTCAATTGGCGTATCTGAAGCAGGTTTGGTTCGTAGAGCCTATGTTTCAGCCGCTAACACAGTGACTATCGTTACATACAACCCAACAGCAGGTTCTGTGGACTTGGCATCTACTACATTGCAACTCATTGTTGCTCGTGCAGTAGTTTAATAAAGGGGGGCTAATAACCCCCTTTTTCAAAGGATTCTTATGGCTACATTTCGTTGTTTAACAAGCGGTCAAACAGTAACATTTGTTCATCAGCACGATATTGACAGCATGAAAGGTCATGCAGGATATGTCAGAATTGATGGAGAAGAAAAAGAGTCCTTTGAAAAACCAGTCGTTCTATCACCACCTACTCCTGTTAAGAAGCTAGGTAGACCAAAGAAAGTCGCAAATGTCTGATATTGATCCAAGAGAGTTTGGCAAACTAGAAGCCCAAGTTGAGGCTTTACAGGCAGAAGTTCATGCCATGCGTGAAGACATTAAAACTCTGTTAGAGATGGCTAACAAGTCTAAGGGCGGTATGTTTGTCGGAATGGCTATTGCATCTGTTGTTGGCGGTATTATTTCTTTTGTTGCAACTAAACTAGTAAGGTGAAATCATGTACGGAAAATCCCCAAAAATGACCAGTTCTAAAGCCCCTAAGAAGGCTAAAGGTATGCCTGTAACCATTATGGTTGCTGTTGGTAAGCCTAAATCTATGCCTGTTCGTGGTAGCCGTACAGCCACCAATATGATGAAAAAGACAGGTCGTGGCAAATGAAAAAGGCAGAGGCCAAAATCTCTAAGGTCATGCGAGAGTTCAAGGCGGGAACGCTTAATTCTGGCAAAGGTGGCCCTATTGTCAAGAAGCCTAAACAGGCTATTGCCATTGCTTTATCTCAGGCTCGAAAGGTGAAGAAATGAAACAAGGTCTTTACGCTAAAACTATAAAAACTTGTTTTAGTTGTAAAGACTCGTTTGACACAACTAATTTTTTCAAACACCATCAAACTTCTGATGGTTATCATAGTTGGTGTAAGCAATGTTGCAATAAAGGCAATCAAAAATCTAGAGCAAAAGTTAATTCAACAATTGAAGGTAGAGCTAAAGTTTTCTTGCAAAACGCTAAAAAATCAGCCCTCTCTAGACAAAACGAATTTGAGTTAGAAATTTCTGATATTGTTGAAATGTGGCATGAACAAAGTCAAATTTGCGCTTATTCTGGCAAAGTTATGACTTTAGAGCATGGAAAGTTAAATACAGTTTCAATTGAACGCATAGACAGTAAAATTGGATATACAAAAAGTAATACTATTTTGGTATGTAATGCAATAAACAGAATGAAGTCTGACTTTACTTTTGATGAATTCTTTGAAATGTGTAAATCTGTTACAGAACATTTAAGTGATGACTTTTTGGAATTACAAGTTGGAGCATATAAATGAGTGAAAAAAAAGGTTTGTATTACGCAATCAATGCCAAACAAGAACGCATTAAAGCTGGTTCTAAGGAAAAAATGCGTAAGGTTGGCTCTAAAGGCGCTCCTACTGAGGCGGCATTTAAGGCGGCAGCTAAGACTGCTAAAAAGAAATGAAATCCCCTGCTTGGCAAAGAAAAGAAGGCAAATCTGCTTCTGGGGGCTTGAATGCCAAGGGTAGAGCATCTTATAATGCAGAAACTGGTGGTAATTTAAAAGCACCAGTAAAGTCGGGAGATAACCCTCGTAGGGCATCCTTTTTAGCACGAATGGGCAATATGCCTGGCGCTGAGATGAAAGATGGAAAGCCTACCCGACTTCTTCTTTCTCTTAGAGCTTGGGGTGCATCGTCCAAGGAAGACGCTAGAGCAAAAGCCAAAGCTATCTCTAAGAGGAACAAATGAGACCATATTCTGTCGGTACTAATCTAACTGCTAATACGGCTACTACGCTGTTTACAGTACCGACTGGCTATTATGCTTTGTGCGTCCTTCTTCACGCATCAAACAATGGTTCATCAAATAAACACATTAGTTTTACTTGGCATGACT